ATTCAGGCTGGAACGCTGCAAAGAGAATCGGCGATGCCTCTGCTCCGGGCCGCCTTCCCATTGATCGATGTTGCCCTCTTGGAAGACATCTTGAACAATCTTGGAGACATCCAATCACCGCCCGCCAATCAGCCGCCGCCGCAGGCCGGCCTATCCGCCGGCCACCAGTGCGGCATCATGCTCGGCGCCGACGGCAAGCCGCGCTTCACGCCCCAGCAGCAGGCCATCGAAGATCTGGGTGATGCAATGCTGGACGCAATGCCGAGCCCGGTGGAAGATGCGGCCATCCGGTCGGCGATCCGCGCGGCGACGAGCCCGGAAGACCTCGAGGCGCGGCTGGCGGTAGTGATGCGGACGGCTGACACGAAGGCATTCCAGGTAGCGTTGGAGAGGGCGTTGTTTGCAGCTGACGTGATGGGGTACGCGCACGCGGATGGCCGCTGATGCTAATCGCTATCGACTACGACCTCACCTATACCGCTGATCCTGATTTCTGGGACCACGTGATTTCTGTCGGTCGAGATCGAGGGCACGAGTTCGTGTGCATCACCGGGCGCGAATCTCCTCCATGCGGCCATGAGCGGCAAATACCAACGCGCATTCTGTGCGCACCAGACGAATACAAGGGGCGTGCGGCGCGAAAGGCGGGGCTGATGGTCGATGTATGGATCGATGACGCTCCCGGGGCAATCGAATCCGGCAGGATGTTGGAATGGGAAATGTAACGATCGGCTTCAACGTCCAGTTCGACGAGGCCATTGCAGCAGCCAGCGACCGCGGCGTGGTACTGCCGGAGGTCTACTACGGCCAGCTTCATGGCGTGGCGCGCCAGCTCGCCTTTTCTATCGCCGGCATCGTCAAACTGGACCAGCTCCACGGCGTCAAGGCATCGCTCGATAAATCACTCGCCTCCGGCCTCAGCTTCAACGAGTGGAAGAAGCAGGCGGCAGTCGCCGACCTTAGCCTGCCGAAACATCGGCTCGACAACATCTTCCGTACCAACCTGCAGGGCAGCTACATGGCCGGCAAGTGGGAGCAGATCGACCGCAACAAGGCCAACCGCCCGTACCTCATGTACGACGCGATCAACGATACGCGGACTCGGCCCAGTCACCTGGCGATGGACGGCACGATCCGGCCCGTGGATGACCCGTGGTGGAGCGATCATAGCCCGCCCAATGGCTACCGATGCCGGTGCTCCGTGGTGACGCTGAGCGAGTCACAGGCCCGCGACCGTTCCGGGCCGAGCGAAGGTATCAACAAAGTCCCGCGGCTCCCAGACGGCCAGCCAGCAAAACCTGACAAGGGGTGGAATTACAGCCCGCGCGACCGGTCGGCGGGAGTCGATGCCGCGGTAGAAAACCGCCGGCAGGTGCCGGGCATGTCGGCGGAGATGGTGCGCATCTTGGAGGACGCAATCAGTGCGTCTTTGGCCCAGCTCTATGCCGAGTGGGTCGCGGAGTATGGCGATGCTCAGGCGCGGCAGATTTGGGCCGACAATTACGGCATCAAACCGATCCCGCAGTCATGATCAAGGCCATCATCGAGGACAAGGCTGTCTTGGCCGCTCTCGCCAAGGCCAAAGCCGGCACGGAGAATCTGCGCCCCGTAATGGACAACATTGGCCAGGCCCTGGTATCGCGCATCCAGCAGGCATTGAGCCGCGGCACCGACCCGTGGGGGCGACCTCACACGCCGCTCTCTGGCGTGACGGTCGATCTTCGTTTCCGCGGCGGGAAGCGTTTCGGCAAGCGAGGCGCAGCGACGGCGAAATATGCCCGCCACATGGGCGGCAATCACGTCCCGTTGCTCGATACCCGACAACACATCTACAACCGCGTCACCCATCGGGCCGATAACACGAGCGTCGCCATCGGTATCAACGACAGCGACAACGCCAGGATCGGCGCCATTCAGCAATTCGGCGGCAAAGCCGGTCGTGGGCGAAAAGTCGACATCCCGGCCCGCCCCTTCCTCCCGATCCGCAACAACCAAGTCGATCTCCCGTCATCCTGGCATGACGAGGTGAACGGCATCATCCGGCGGGCGCTGGAAAAGGCTGTGAAGTAGTCTTCGGAAAAATTTCCGGCTTAACGCCGCCTTCCCATGCCGCAATCATGCCGGCATGGCAGAGAAATCCTACCCTCGCAAAGCCTTTGAGTTTCTGGCGCCGGCCAGCGTTCAGCCCCAGGATGACGCTTCCTCCCCGTCAGACCGGACGCTGACCGGCGTCGCCTATTCGGGCGGCATCGTTACCGATCACGGCTATTGGTCTCGGCTGGTGATCGATCTCGCTTCCGCGTCGCTGACTCCGCCTATCCCTTTGCTTTCCTGTCATGAGCATGACGATTCTGTCGGCGTGGTGACCGCGGCGACGCAGCAGGCCGGCGGGCTGGCGATCGAGGCCGTCTTGTTCGCATCGATCGACGAGGACGCTGCCGACATCGCGGCCAAGGCTGACCGTGGGTTCCCCTGGCAGCTCTCCGTTGGCATCTGGCCTGACTCCATCGAGGAGGTGCAGGCCGGCGCATCCATCCAGCTCAATGGCCAGAGTTTCCAGGGGCCGCTGACGGTTTTCCGAAACTCCCGTATCCGGGAGGTCTCCGTGGTGCCCGTGGGCGCCGACTCGCGCACATCCGCCGCCGTCCTGAGCGCGGGTGAATCCATTTCCATTCCAGTCATATCCCATGAGGACGACACCATGAATCTCGACGAGGCGAAAGCCAAGATCGCCGAGCTTGAGGGCAAGCTCGCGCAACTTTCCGCCGGCAACGGCAAGCCGGACCCGACCAAGTACGTCGAGCTGTCCGTGATGCAGGGCGTGCAGGCAGAGCTGTCGGCGACCAAGGGAGAACTGGCCGCGATCAAGTCGGCGCAGTTCGAGGCTGAGCTGAGCGCTGTCATCGAGGAGGCCCTGGCCGATGGCCGCATCCTCCCCCCGCAAAAGGATGATCTGCTGGAGTTCGGGCGGACCAATCTGGCTGGGCTCAAGAGCTTCCTGGAGAAAGCGCAGCCGAATCCGGCGTTGCTTGGCACGCAGACCCGTGGGCGGGCGCCGACTGGAGGCGCTGCCGGCGTCGGCTTCAAGGTGCCGGCCGGAACCATCGTCGATGCGTCGAGCCTCGAACTCCATAGCCGCGCCGTGGCGTACATGGACGCGAACAAAACCGATTATCTGACCGCCGTGCAGGCCGTCAGCCACTAAAGAGGGCCTTTCATGTCCAAGCAATCCGCACCGATTCAAACCCTGACCCTGACAGCTTCGGCCACGCTGGCGGCGGAACGGTTCGTGACCTGGGCAGGTGACGTCCCGGCGGCCGGTGCCAACGTGGCCGGCGTGGTTCGGCAGTCCGCGGTATCCGGCGAAAAAGTCAGTGTCGATGTGCTCGGCACCGTCATCGTCGAGGCCGGCGCAGCGATCACCGCTGGCAATACCCTGAAGGTCGACAACCAGGGGCGCGCAATCCCCTGGGCAACGTCCGGCGCAAAGGTCGCCATCGCTTTGCAGTCGGCCGCGGCCGCGGGCGATTTCATCGAGGCTTTCCTGATCCCCAACGCAGCATAAGGAGCGTTACCCATGACTCAAATGTCTACCGGCGCGGCTCGCGTTGTCGATCCGATCCTCACCAACGTCGCCCGCGGCTACCAGAACAACGAACTGGTCGGCGGCGCTCTGTTCCCGACCGTGTCGGTAGGCCAGCGGGCTGGCAAGATCATCCAGTTTGGCAAGGAGGCGTTCATGCTCTACGACACGGCGCGCGCGCCGGGTTCGGAGGTTAAGCGCATCAGCGTCGGCTACAGCTCGGCCAGCTACGGTATCGTCGATCACTCCCTCTCCGGCGCCGTGCCGGTGGAGATTCAGGAAGAAGGCATGGCCGTCCCAGGCATCAGCCTGTCATCCGCAGCCGTGCGCACGGTTCAGGACATCATGCGGCTGCGGCTCGAAAAAGAGCAGGCCGATCTGGCCACGACCGCCGGTAACTACGGCGCCAACAACAAGACCACGCTGTCCGGAACGTCGCAGTGGTCCGACCTGGTCAACTCCGATCCGATCAAGGATGTGGAGACCGCTAAGGAGTCTATCCGTACCCAGACTGGCAAGCGTCCGAACACGATCGTGATTGGCGCGAAAGTCATGGCATCGCTCAAGCAGCACGGCGATATTCTCGACCGCATCAAGTACACCGGGCGCGACGTCCCGACGGCCGAGTTGTTGGCGGCCCTGTTTGGCGTCCAGCGGGTGCTGGTGGGCGATGCTGTCTATTCCACCGACGCCGGTGCGTTCGGCGACGTCTGGGGCAAATTCGTCGTAGTCGCCTACACCGAGATGTCCGGACTGTCCGACCTGGGCCGCCCGACCTACGGCTACACCTACCAGCTCTCGGGCTATCCGTTCGTCGAGCCGGGCCGGTATGACGGCAATACCCGGAGCTGGCTGTACGACACTCACGACGCCTTCAAGCCGGTGATCGCAGGTGCTGATGCCGGCTACCTCATCAGCGCGGCGGTGGCTTAATCATGGGCGTCTACGTTTGCACTTCGACGATCAAGCACGATGGCCGGCTGTTCAAGCCCGGTTCCCGCATCGACCTGACCGACGAGCAGGCCGGGCCGCTGCTGGCGCTGGTTGCCATCGCACCGGTGGCGCCAGAGCAGGCGCCGGATGATACGCCGGCCGAGATCGACGAGCAGGCCGAGAAGCCTGGCAGGAAGAAGGCGTAACCAGTGGCCTACTGCACGCAAGCCGACCTCGAAGCCGTCGATCCAGAGCAGTTCCTTCAACTCGCGGATCGCGACGGCAATGCGGCGGCCGATCCGGCCATCGTCGCGGCGGCCCTGGCCGCCCATGTCGGCCCGATTGAGGCGGCGTGCCGGCGGCGCTATCAAGTGCCGCTGGTATCAGAGCCGCTGCTGACAACCATTGCGGTTAATCTGTCCTGGTACGAGCTGCAGAAAACGCACCCGACCGAGGCCGCGACAAAGAACCGGGACGACGCCATGAAGATGCTGATGGACATTGCCAACGGCAAGCTCGACCTGAGCAATCAAATCGTGCCGACCGTGACCAGCGGCGGCGCGATGTTTTCGTCCGATCCGCAAATTGCCGCCGGTGGCGGCCTGGGGGCGTGGTAGTGAGCACGATTACGCAATGGGCGCTGTGGCTGCTGCTGCGCGCCATCGCCGGTGTCAGCAAGGAGCATTGGGGCCTGCTGGTCGGCAAGGTCCAGGAACTCGAATTCCGCGCCATCGACAGTGCGCTGAAGCAGAAAGAGGCAGCGGCTTTCGTTAAAGGCCTGCTGGGCGATGTGAACACGTACATCGTCAACCTGCTGGTGGAACTGGCGGTGTGGGCGAGCCGGGCGTCCGCATGATGCGCTCCGAACTCATGCACGAGCTGATCGCCGACGAGGGCACCGGTCCGATGCGCAACGGCAGGTTCATGCCGTACCGCTGCCCGGCCGGCCGGCTGACGATCGGATATGGACGCAATCTTCAGGATCGTGGCATCAGCCAGCAGGAGGCCGAGCGCATGCTGGCCAACGATGTGGCCGCCGTGGAAATGGCGCTCGCCGATGCGCTGCCGTGGTTCAGCGCCCTCGACCCGGTACGCCAGGACGTGCTGATCAACATGGGCTTCAACCTCGGCGTGCGCGGGCTGCTGGGGTTCCAAAACACGCTGAGCCTGATCGGCGAGGGGCGCTATACCGTCGCTGCGGATGAAATGCTCCGCTCCCGATGGGCGCGGCAGGTTGGCAAACGGGCCAAGCGGCTCGCCGAACAGATGAGGACCGGCAAACGATGAAGACCTACATCCTGGCCCGGCTAGGCGAGCTGAGCACGTGGCGCGCCCTGGTGGCTATCGCTACCGCCTTCGGCGTCAATCTGGATCCGGCCCAGCAGGAGGCGATTATTACTATCGGCCTGGCGGTATACGGGGCCCTTGGCGCTTTCTTCCCCGACAAGCTCGGCAAGACCAAGGCGGCAGACGGCACGCCGGTCGACCTGACGCCAGGCCAGGACCCTTTTGGCTATCCCGAGCTGCCGCGCGACAAGCGGGAGGGGCTGTTCTGATGGCCCTGGCCGGCTGCTCCTGCAACCTCTATCCGGTCGCCACCTGGGACGGCGAAATGCCGGGCAATGCGTCCGAGATCGTCGAGCACCTGGGCGAGCCAGGGCTGGAGCTGTCATGTCCGTTATGAGCGCCTTGGAGCGCGTCAAGGGGATCGATTTGAACAAGTTGGCAGAGGCCGGACTGAGCATTGCTGCGGCTGCGCTTATTGCGTGGGGCTTGGTGCAGCAGCACGAATCCAGGATCGGCGCCGTTGAGCACTGGCAGGACGGCCATACCGAGCTGCACGACCGCCAGTACCGCGACATCCAGGGCGCCCTGAACTCCATCCAGCGCGACTTGGGCGAGCTTGTAGGCCAATCTAAGGCGAGGCGCGACTGATGTTCTCCGTGGTGCTCAGCCGCGTCAAAACCCTGGTGCCGGCGTTCCGGCAGTTTGGGATTGCGGCATTGCTCGAAGACGCCGTGGCCGACATGCGGGCCTGGCCGAACTTCTACCTGTTCGCGCCCCGCGGCAAGGCCGGCCCGAACGAGAACATCGACGACACACTGCTCCAGCACGTCTCGGACAATTTTGGTGGTCTGATCGGTGTCAAGAACGTGGCCGACGGTACCGGTGAGGCAGCCCTGGCCGAGATCGAGGCGCTTTACCCGCAAGTCTACGCGGCGCTGCTGAACTTCGAGCCGGTGGCCGGTCAAGGCCCGATCCAGCTCGTTGACTACTCCATCCCCTACGCGCGGGACGGCATTGTCGTCCGGCTCGAAAATTTCCGTTCAACCCATTTCGAGAGGGCATAAACATGTCGGCACAAGATATTGCCGCCCAGGGCACAAAGGTCCGCATTTCGACCACTGAGGGAGCCGCTATCCCGATCACGGCAGCCACCAAGGCCAGCCCGTGCGTGCTGACCGCCACCAATACGCTGGTAGTCGGGGACATCATCCGAGTGACCGGCGTGGCGGGAATGACCGAGCTCAATAACCGCGCGTTCGTTGTTGGCGCGGTCACCGGGACCAGCATCACGCTCAAGGGTATCGATTCGACCGGTTACACGACCTATGTCTCGGGCGGCTCTGCCTACAAGCAGACCATGACCGACATCGGCTCAATCAAGGGCTTCGATGGCTTCGACGGCCAAGCGTCGGAGATCGACGTTACCGACCTGGATTCGGTCGCCAAGGAGTACCTGATCGGCTTGCAGGATTTCGGCAACGTCTCCCTCGACATCGGCCTGCTCGCCAGCGACGCTGGGCAGACGGCCATGAAAAAGGCCAAAGACAGCGGCGCGGCGAAGGTGTTCACGATCACGACCAAGGCCGGCCCCGTGGCGGCATTTCTCGCCTATGTGAAATCGTTCACGACCAGTGGTTCGCCTGATTCGTCGCTCAAGGGAAAGACAGCACTGCGCATCACCGGCGCGCCGTCCTTCTTCGTGTAAAGGAGGCTCCCGTGCTGATACTCAAGTTCTATTTGATCCTCGCCGCGATGATCATCAAGACGCCGGTCGATTACTCCATCCTGCCCTATGAGCAGGCCAAGTCCCAGGCCGAGCACGCCATCATCTACGTGGAAGCGATGGAAGCCGCCATCAAGGAGCGCAAGCATGTCCGTGCTGAGTAAGGCCGATATCGCCCGCCCGGTGCGTCGGGCGGAGACCGTCGAGTGC